TGACTATGCTGCACAGATAACATATGATTAAATGTTGTGAAAACATCTTGACAAACCGATTTTTTTATGGTAGCATAATCATAGAAAGTGAGAAAAGAGGTAACTAAATGGTAAATTTCGTAGGAACTCAAGACGCATATGATGCTTACAAGGCTGCCCTTGCTACTAACAAGATGGGCAACGACCTTGCAAACAAGTATGCTAACTATGTTGCAAAGAAACTGAAACAACAGAAAACTGGACGCCTTCAGAACTCTTATGTGGATAGTGGACGCAACAAAGTCTACAAGTCTGAGTGGGCGACTGAACGCAAGTTCCCAGAAGTCAAACAGTCTATGACTGAAAAAGAGATTACCAAGTTCTACAAGCGAGTAGTTAAGTCTAAGACTTATCAATCACTGGTTACTGAACGAGGACAGTCTGACCCTGCCCTGCGTATTATGAAAACAGTAAACTACAATGCTCGTGTCGCTGGACAGGCATCGTATCGTGGAGTTGCACTGCAACCAAGTTGTGGAATGAATAAATGGGTTGTCCTACATGAACTTGCACACACTGCTGGACATATGCACCACGACCTACCGTTTCGCCAGACACTGGTAAAACTGATTTCACGGTTCTTAGGAACTGAAGTTGCGAAGGAACTGAAGCGTCAGTTTCGGGCTCACAAGGTAAAGATGAGTGTATCGCAAACAATTAAGTCACCACTGAAGTGGTTAGAAGATTATAACAAGATGGCCGCACTACGGGCCAAAGTAAAAGGAAAATAGTATGACATTATATTTGGATATGGATGGAGTGATTGCCGACTTCTTTACTGCATTTGCAGAGGCAAACAATGTCAAACATTGGAAGTCGATTAAGGATAAAGAACGGGCTCTAGTAGAGGCTCGAAACACTGACTTCTTTAATCGGATTGATGTTTTCTCAACATCACAAAAACTGGTGGACTTTGTTCGCTCTACTGGTGATTGGGGAATCTGTTCTTCACCACTGCGTGGAGATACGATGAACTCTGCATACTGGAAGCGAGTATGGTTAGAGCGTCATGGGTTTATGCCTGATGTAGAGAACTGTATCTTTACAGGTAATAAACACAAGTATGCTATCAATCGTCTAACAGGTAAACCAAATATCCTAGTAGACGATAAACCAGATAACATCAAACGCTGGATTGACGCTGGTGGTATCGGTATTCGGTATCAGGCAGATGAAGATAGTGTAGATGAACTGATAAAAAACTTGAAAAAAGTGCTAAAAAAGTGATTTTTGCCCTTGACATAATGCACTTGTTTTGATAGCATATAAGGGTAATAAGAGAGGTGATTCGCAAATGGCAGTTCATGTTTTCGCAATGACAGATGACCAGATTCAGTCTGCTTCTCGCATATGGAATATCGACTTTGTTCACAAGTGGCACGATCATCGTTCACATGGTGACATAGATTGGGATAATGATACTTTGATATTTGCAAACAGTTCTTCTGTCGATAGAGTGTCAGAGTGGACTTGGCAAGATCACGAATTAAACTAGAGAGAGGTAAGATTATGTTTAATAATGTTGGAAATCCGATTGAGGCCTTTGCGATTGTGAAGTGCGAACCAAACAAAACCCCAGAGGTAGTTGCAGAACACCAGTGTTTTGGTAATGCGGCAGAACACGCAATGGTTCTAAACGAAATGGCAGAGGGAACTGATACTGTCTTTAGTATCAAAGAGACACACGGCTGTATGATTGAGACCGTATAAGGAGAGAGATATGATGAAAATAATTGGTGCAGTTTTATTGTTGTTTGGTTTCATGGCGATTGCTGGTTCTGCTGGTGATTGTGATGGTAAGTGTATGGAATATGCAAACACTGTCAGCGAAATGCTAATTTCTATTGGAATTGGGTTGACAATGTGTGCGATTGGTGGTATTATACTACTGAATGAGAATAGTAAATAAGAGAGGTAATTATGAAAGTGATTGATTTTGAAACTGATGTAAATATGAATATGAGTTCATACAAAGGCGCTATCAAAACAACCTATGACAAACTGGTTGAGGTTTTTGGTAAACCAACTTACACTGATGCAGACCCTTATGAAAAGGTCAATGCAGAGTGGTCAGTTATGGCTGATACAGATGAAGGACTTGTAAAGTTCTCTATTTACAATTGGAAAACTGGTTCTGTTCCTACTGAGGAATATGAATGGCATATCGGTGGATATGGTTTTGATGCGGTTGAGGCCGCTTATGAGATTATCAATGGTTAATTATCCACGACTGATTGACAATGCGATGGCCGCTCTGGATAGGTGCAAGGCATCTAATTCAGAGTGGGGCATCAACTACTGGACAGGAGTTGTGAATGCACTACTCAGAGAAGCAAAGGCAAACAAACAACTTAACTGACCTTGCAGAAAAGTATGGTGAATCTATCGACAACTTGCCGATGGATGTTTTGATGGAGGCGATTTATAATGGGTGGTATGCATCTGTTACCAGCATATTGGACTACAAACAATCAAAAGAAACGCAAAAAGAAAAAGATTAACCCTGCCAAGTATGAGGCAGATTGGCGACAACACAATAAGTTTCTTAAGCGTATGCGTTCACCAGTTATGACACTGGAAGAATATATTGATTATTGTCATGGCAAATATACATCTAAGTCGGAGAAGTGTTATGGTAGCACGCCAGTCTCCAAAACTGGAAGCCGAGGTTCGACTCCTTGCTCCGATGCCAATATTCCATCTGTAGGTAACGGTATTGGTAATGCCTACAGAAAAGAAATTCCAGTGTATACTGGTAGTGCTGTCATAGGACAAGCATATAATAAGGGTGGACTACAAGTGTTGTCTGCCAGTGAAGCAAACGACCCATCAACTGGTAAGAGGAGATAGATTATGGCTGATTTGTGGGTAAAAGATACAGAGTATCATCAAGTGCATCTGTATAAAACCTATCAACTGGACGAAGATGATGTTATCGAGACATTTGGTTCAGTGGAAAAATTCCAAGAACTATTCGATGAAGGTGATAGTGAAGCCGAAGAATATGTGTATTCTGGCGACTATGAAACTGACGAATGGTGGTGGACAAGCGACAAGGGTGGATATGATATAGACACCGAAACCTCATGGGAGAATGAAGATGAGTGATACCGTAGATTTTAAGCAAATCGAATACCATCAAATGACAATCTACAAAACCATGTCGGTTGGTAGTGAATGGATTGAAGAACAGGGCCTGACAGTAGACAGGTTCAAAGAAATCCTATCACACCAAGGCGGTGGGTTTAATGCCCCAGAACCATATGGTGATGAACCAACAGATGAAGAATCTGATATGTTTATGGAAATCGTATGGGGTGCAGACTGCATGGATTCTGAAGAGGATTTGTGGACTGACCGTAAAGGTGGTTATGACATTGATTATGAACTTATTGAAGAGGAGACTGAATAATGGTTGCAAAAGATGGGCCGTTGAAATCGGCATTTGATGCACTAGAATCACAAGGTGTGGTAAGTCATGCTCTGATAACATATCGTTACAAGAGTGGGCAGTTACAGAAAGAAACTGTAACTCGTAAATATCAGACTAATGGCGACTATCTTGATTCGACTGTCGTTGAACCTATTGGCAAAGGGAGCTCAGTATAATGGCAAATCATGTGCATTTTTCGATAAACTTTCATCGCATCAATGATGCTGCGAAAGGCAAACTAAAAGAGATGTTTGGACGCATTCGTGAGGATGGCAACTATCGTTGGTTCTCTGATATGTTTGTCGAAGGCGATACCACATATGAAATGGTTGAAAAGTATGATTGGACTTGCGAACACATCGGCCCAAAGTGGAGTTATCTTGAGGATTATGATGCAGAGGGTGAACCATACTTCAATGGTGAGGCAGCATGGAGTGCCCCAACCAATGGTTTAATCAAACTGCTTGGTATCCTAAAGGAATACGATCCTAAAATCATTGCAACGATGACTTATGAGGATGAGATGCCCAACTTTGTTGGTGGTGATGTATTCTATAGTGACTATCTCTATGAAGGCGTAGAATATGAATGGGATGAAATCATTGACATGGTGATTGAGGAATCTGAAACTCTGACTGAAGAATCCTATAACAAGGATGAAGAAGAATGGGTTGATGAAGATGCCGAAGATACATTTCGTGATGAAATGTGGGAAGTCATCAATGACAAGGTTTGGGATTTCTGTATGGAAGAAGTCAAGTATATCCAAGATAACCCAGAAGATTTTGAGGACGAAGAGCCAGTCGGATGCTGATGAAACCAGTGGACTATAGAGTCGCAACCTTGTTTGTGCAAGAGCGGCACTATAGTCCAGTTATGCCTAAACTCACAAAACATTATCTTGGTGCATACCATGATGATGAACTTGTCGGCATTCTCACACTAGGTTGGGGAACAAATCCAATGGGAACAATCAAGAAGATGTTCCCAGAACTAACCACAGCAGATTACTTTGAAATAGGTAAGATGTGTATGGATGAGAAGATGCCACGAAACAGTGAGACACAGATGATGTCTGCCACAATCAAGTGGATGAAACAACATACACCTAATGTGTCCTACCTATACACATGGGCAGACGGTATTGTAGGTAAGCCTGGATATGTCTATCAGGCAGGGAACTTTCTGTATGGTGGATTCATATGGAGTGATGTCTATGTCA